ATCAGCATAGTTATAGGTATAATATGCCTTCCATAAATTACGAATCATATTTCCATAATCATCATGGAAAGTAATATTTACTGGATCATATTTAATTTTTGTTTGTATAATTCTTTTACGATTATACTGATTCATGTCTTGTGTTGCAAATGAGAAGCCGGGTAGTTTAACTGACTTAACTGCTAAACCAAAGTTATTTCCAGTGCTAACATTTTGTGAATATGCTTCGGGGTTTATTTCAAAATATACATGAAATAGAAACTTAAACTTAGGAGCGTATTGATAACCATTAGTTCTAAATGTCTTACTAGCATGAGTGTAATCACGAAGGAAATCGCTGCCGAAAAATGTTCCGGCAGCGTCCTTTAATAAGTTCTGAAAAAATCCAGACATTAGCTAGATCCCTTTAATTAATTAATTAAAGAGAAGCGCCAATACCTGTAGCGATTGATCCAACTGTACGACCAACTGCGGCTCCTACGCCAGAACCAATTGGTGACTGAATTGCGTTATCATAACGTAATGTCATTGCAATAGTTACTGCTTCGTTTGTAGCATAGTTCAATGTATTATAGTTTGCTGTCTGTAAGAAGCAACCATATAGTTCCCATGTTTCTAAAACGATCGGAGCGGCTGCACCGTTACCGCCGTCTAAGATTTCAATGTTCGTTTGGAACTTATAGTCTTGACCAGTAGCCGCAGATGCTTGCTCAACAAAGTCCATTTGTTTCTGTAGTTGTTGACCAACTAATTTGCTAACTGTATTTGAAGCATCATCACGAACGTTAATGTTCATTGGAGCCCAAGTGTGCTTACCAGCTAGATACATTGTTGAGTTGTATACTGGTAATGTGATTTCAGCGAACGACAAGTTAGGACGTGAACAGTCAATAACTTGTTTTGTCAATTCAATACTTGATGCACTTGCACCAAAATTTAAAAAGTTTACTCTGAATCTAAATTGTAGTTTTGGCATTAACAAGCCCTGATTGCCGCCGGCGTTATCAGATGCTACTGTCATGTTGAACAATGATTGTGAGGCTGTTGCCATTTTTGTTTCTCCTGTTATATATATTTATCTTTTTAAATTCCCCCTATTGCTAGGGGGATATTTAGATTACTGTGTTAATTCACCTGTATTTAAAACTCTCACTGGAATGTAGATGAATTCAGCTGCCTTAACAGGCTCAATTGCAACGTCAATCCAAAGTTCGTTTCTGTCAATTCTAGCAGGAGTGTTGTTTGACTCATCACAAACTACTAGATAATCATACAAGCCACGTTTAGCAACTAAATCAACCATCAATGTTTCTACAACACCTGCGATTTGATTACGTGTCAATGCATCATTAGGTTCGAATACGAAAGGTCTTGCTGCCAATGTTAACTGTCTACGTATGTAAGCAATTAATCGTGCAACGTTTACTCTATCTAATGCACTCTGTGAATTAAAACTTGTCTTGTTACCATAGTTCAATAATCCAACACCAGTGAAGAACACCAATGGGTTAATGAAGTTGATGTACAATACATCACGTATACCAATACGTGTTTTAATTGTAATAAATTCACCTGTTGTTGCATCTAAGTAACCAATGTTTGTAGCATTGTCAATAGTACCACGGCGTGTACCTGCTGCCGCTAACCATGGATAACTGATTGTATCATTACGTAAGAATGTACGCAACATCATGTGACTAGGAGGGACAGCAACTAAGTTACCGGCTAAGTCTGGGGCTATACCACTTGGATAGAATAGACCTAAGTAAGTGTTACGTGTAACACAACCTGCTTCACCTGTGCTTTCGGCTCCGGCTGCATTAGTAGCCCATGCTTGAATTGCAGTAGCATCATCAGGAAGTCTCATTGGAGTGTCACCAATAATATAACCTGTCTCACCACGATCAGCATTCAACACAACCATGTTAGGTTGTAGTTCTGGATAGTATGGTGTTGCCATCAAGTTGAAGTAATTATCTTCATCACGGATATCAGTATTTGTATCTACTACAGAACGTAATGCTTCAACAACCATATTGCGTTGCGCTTGACGACCCATGTAAGGAGATCCATTTGCCTGATTGCCACTTACAGATACCCATGTATAGCTAAACTCAGGTAAATTAGCAGTGTTAGTAGGATCACCCGGATCATAAGCACCTGCATCTGGATAATTTGCACTTGTAAAATAATTTGTTCTAAATTGTTTTACGTTGTAACCTGAACGGCGTGTGTTAAATAACAACATACCTGCAGGGTATACACTTGGGCTAGGTGCGTCTAAGTCAACATAATTACTGTCTAGTAAACTAGTAATTGATGGTACAGGATCATCTACTGGATTAATTGCACCACTTGTACTCCAACGTGCATCTAAGAATGTAACACCACTAGAACTAGTTTGGTCACTATTATCTAAACGAACCCATTGATCTACACCACTAACTGACTGCCAACGATTAATTAACGGATATGTTTCTAAGTCACTTGTATCGATCCAGATATCACCGTAAACTAAATCGGTGCCATCACTTTGTGTTGTTGGTTCGCTAGCACTGCATATTGGACCATTTGGATCAGTTTCATTTGAACCGGTCGCAGAAGGGAAGCCATTGCTGTCATAGTTTAATGTTCCGTAACCATTCCATTGACCATTATAGTTTACCATAATATCAACTTGGTCAGCTACTGAATAGAACCAGTTTGTATTGTTAGTAGGCAATGCTACAGGAGCACCTTCATTTGGAATATACTCTAATGGAACCCAATTACTAACTTGAACTAGATAATCTTGAGGAATAGTTTCACCAGATACAAATGTTACACCTGTAACCGGACCTGTTGGGCCGCCACCATTGATACCTGTAACCTGCACTACTAAATCATTAGCAGAGCTATGTCCACCTAAAGAAGTATACGGAATTGTAATCTGATCGCCAACAGCATATCCAGTACCACTGAATGCACCTGAAACACCGTCACCTACTAATATATATTGTCCGTAAAATAATCTAACTACAATAAATGCTCCTGTACCGCCTGATGGAGGATTTGGGTCTTGAATAGTAAGTTGATGATTTAATGAAAAACCTGTTTTTACATTAGTTGTAACGTCTGGAACAAAACCTGCCTGCTCTAAAATAGTACTACTTGAACCAACATATTGTGAGCTAGTAGGATACCAATCACTTAGTGATATGATACCACCAGCAGTATGTGTCAATTGAATTGCTCCATCAGTAGTTACTGCACATGTTGTGTTAGGAATTCCTGCGGCTGACCATGCAGTTACAAAGTCTGTTGGGCCATCACCATCTGACAATGGTCCAACAGTGTATACTGTACCTAAAGTTGGTGAGCCAGGAACACTTACTTGCACATAGAGAGAACCACTGCCACCATCAATATCACTTAACGTCCAACCAGTTGTAGTACCGGTGGCCACAGTATCACCTGTCGTAGCTTTTTCCCATAAGAATATAGGACCTTCATTAAAATAAGCATAATTAGTTTGCGTAGAATAAGCAGTACCGTCATATGAATATTGTGCATATATTGTACCTGCAGGGATTGCTTGTCCACCAGTAGAGTCTAATGCGGCAATTACTGCCCAATCAGATGTGCTTGCTGTTACATTTTGTGCAGACCAACTTGCGGTAACTGTACTATACTTAGACACTACCGGAGCTAAGCCATTTCCTGAACTTCCAACCTTTACCCATACAGAGCCTGTTGGACGAGGATAAGTTTGACTTGCTTGCCATAATGGCATCTGAGATGCTGTACCAAACAACACTGCAGGTTGATAGAATGCACCACCTGTAACTGTACCACCTTGAGTAGTAATTCCTAAATCATCAAGTACTGTACCTGATGTTTGATTTAGTACCACTGATACAGCTTGTGAAGTCATTGGCTGTGATGAATAAATTTCTAATTTATTTGAGCTATTAGCTACTGCACTTATATATGTCCAACCTAAATCATTGATTAAAGTTGCAATACCGGCGGCTGAATTATTAGGACTTGCAGGAACGGTAATAGTAGCAGACAAGAAACCAGTACCAGCTAAATTGATAGTAAATGTATCACCTGGATTCAATGGATTGCTACTTGAAGTGCTTGAATTTGTTCCTTGAACAGAAGGAACATCAGCAGACCATGCGGCAGAACCTAATACTACCCATTCGTTATCTGATGTTTTATAGAAATACGTACTTGCATCATTTGGGTTAGTTGTTGCTGGCATAGTACTATTAATAGCATATTGACCAATATTACCGATGCTATTTAATGGAACTCCACCACTTAAACTAGTAGCATCACTAATAACAATAGGTACTTGTAGTTCAAATTGACCAGTTGAAGCATTAAATTCATAAATGCCCCATGTACTTGTTGTAGTATCTAACCAGTATGTTCCATTATCAGGAGCACCGGTCGGACGACTTGTTTGACCAACTAGGCTAGCCAAGTCAATATCAGCACGTAGAACATAACAACGATTTGTAACGCCCAATAAGCTATAAGCAGCCAATAGACCATATTCGTTTAATTCGTAACCTTGAATTGGTGTACCATTTGTTGTTGTATAGAAGAACGGAGTACCATACAAGCTGACCAAATCTCTTTGACTTGTTACTTGATATAGTTTACCTGCATTTGCGGCTGTTGTAGCTGGAGCTACAGCAACACCTGAACCGTCTGCTTTATTTTGCGCTGTTGCTAGAACAACAAGAGGAACTGAGTTTGTTGGGGCTGGAAGATATTGACTTTGGTCAATAATCGTTACTTCTACGCCTGGAGATGTTAATGCCATTTTATTTTTTCCTTTATGTAAAATTATGAGGTTTACTACCTAAATTGCATACTATTATTTATCGAATACACAGAAAAAACCCGATTTAGCGTGCCTTCGAAGGTTCCTACTAAATACAATATGGCACTATTAAGACCTATTTGTCCCAAATGTAACAAGAATTACAAGGCTATCAATTATACCCGTGCAGGAGTCACACACTATCGCAGTACATGTGATGAATGCGGCCGTAAGAAGAATAAAGAAAAGCCTAGAAAGGCAAACTGGACTAAAGGTGGATATAAGAAAAAAGCCACATGTGATTTATGTGGCTTTAAAAGTCTGTTTACTTCACAAATAACTGTCTTTCATATTGACGGAGATTTAGAGAATATTGCTCAATCTAATCTACGTAGTATTTGTTTGAACTGTGTTGAGGTCGTCAAAAAGAAAGAAGTTAACTGGAAGCGTGGTGATTTACAAGTTGACTACTGAGTTGACTTGCTTATGCAAATCATCAATCGTACCGTTGTTATCAATATAATGGTCGTACAATAATCCAATACTAGAATACTCACTTGCATGAACTGCATAGTTTGCTAATTCTACCATAGCTTTTTGATATTGCTCACTGTGTTCAGGTTCATTATTATAATCAACTGCGGCACTATACCATATTGGTCGTTCCCCTCGACTGACCCGCATTGTAATTCCACCTACGGTTTTAATAGAATTTACTTCATTGGCAAAACGACAGTCAGTAATTACAATGTTATCACTAGTCTGTCTTAGTTTGTTTTCGACACTAGCAACCCAAATGTCTTTGTGAAATCCGTTGCGGCACACTTCTGTACCCCAATATTGTAACACCCATCTAGGTGTAATGTCTATTCCTAATCGTTCACTCCACCAGTCATCACGTTTTTCGCGCCATTCACGACTAGACTTAGTTGAACCTTCTAGTAATTCTCTATCCCATCCAAAGACCGAAGCTACTGCATCTTTCAATGATGCCGCAAAACTAACACGTTTAAATCCGTGAAACGTACAAAGATAGTCAGCAATAGTATCTTTGCCGCTACCAATTAATCCTGTTACTCCAATAATCATAAAAAACTCCCGTAGTACATATTATACTACAGGAGTGAAATAAAGTAAAGAGATTATTTTAACCTTGTACCCAAGTTAGTGGCTGACTATAATCTACATAACGTTTTAGTTCATCAATAAGTTGTTCCATTGCGGCTTTACCTTCAGCCTTCATGGCTGCACCATTCAGTGTTGTACCGCCACCTGGACCTGCAATGCTTCCAAATTTCTCACGTGCTTCACCAATAATTAATTTAAGATTGGCTAAAACATAGTCACCAATCCAAACCCCTGCTCCTGGATCTTGTAACAATACTTCTTCTGTTCGTTGT